CTAGATAAGCTAGACGAAAGAATATACGAAATACAAAAAAATAGATAATGAAATATTTAATTTTAATTTTAATACCATTTTTATCTTTTTCACAATCGGATGTTCCTGATAAATACTGGTTAACTGATGATAATTTTGAAGAGGTAGTTTCTGGTAATTCTGCTTTTGGAGATGACAATGATCAAACTATTCTTATAGAATTTTGGGCAGATTTTAATAAAGAAAATTGCTTCAATGAATGGGAACAGGTAAAAGATGCTTTATATTATAGAGTAGATATATCTAAAGCTGCTAAAGCTAAAAAAGAATATAGAATACGAATGGCGCCAACTTTACTAATATTTAAAGGTGGTGAAAAACAAGCAACGTTTAAAGCTGGACTAGACTTGTTGATGCCAACAGATCTTGATGAAATACAAGAAACAATAGATGAAATTAATACAGCTAATAAATTTTAAGAATATGTGTGAATACTGTAACGGCAATTGCTCTTGTTAAAAACAAATGAATAAATTGTTATCTGGCTTTGATATGAATAAATACAAAAATCAAAAGCCGCCAAAAGATAATTCCTTAACTACATTTAAAGAGTTAAAAGAAATTAATTCGTTAAGAGAAGACCCTAGTTTTGTAAAGGAAAAAGATAATCAGGTGTCAGCTTTTAAAAAAATTGCTGCTAAAAATGGTTTACCTTTTCCTAAAGACCTGGTCAATAGTTTGATAGATGAAACAGCACCTAAGGTTTTAGATCTTAAAAATCATTTTAATAGACCTAGGCCTAAGCATCTAGCTGGCTCGTTTGGTATGAAACTAAAAGATGTTAAGATGGATTCAATGAAAACACCTTCATATCCTTCAGGCCACTCTGTTCAAGGTATTGTTATAGGTAAAGCTTTAGGTAAATTGTATCCAAAACATAAAAATGAATTTGAAAAAGAAGGTCAAGATATATCTTTAAGCAGAAGAATAGGTAGAGCTCATTTTAAATCTGATTCTGTTCTTGGTGAAAAAATAGGAAATGATATGTTTGACTATATAAAAGACAAAATATAATGAAGAAAATTAGCAAAAACATAAGTTATAGCGAAGGAGTGTATAGCATAACAGCGAATAGACTTGGTTTACCAAATGATCCTTCTGATGAGCATTTAGCTAACATGAAGTTATTAGCAGAAAAAGTATTTGAGCCTCTTAGAGAGCACGTAGGACACCCTATAAAGATCAATTCGTTTTATCGTGGACCTCAACTTAATAAAGCTATCGGCGGAAGTCACTCATCACAGCATTGCAAAGGCCAAGCTATGGATATTGACGATAGTTATGGTAATGCTACTAACGCTTATATGTATGAGTGGATAAAGAAAAACTTAGATTACGATCAAATGATATGGGAATTTGGTGACGATAAAAACCCAGACTGGGTACATGTTAGTTTTGTAAACGAAGGTGTGAATAGAAATAGATGCTTGAAAGCTTATAGAGTTGAAGGATCAAGAAAAACACACTATAAAATAATATAAATGGGATATACTCAAAATAATAATCCTTTCCCTGTAACGAGCTGCGGTAGACGTAGAACGTATATGCAAGATGGTGGTAAGTCACCATTAAAAAAAGCAGATCCACGTAAAACAATAGGACCAGGTAAAAACTTCAACAAAGCTAATCCAACTGGTACGGGTGCAGATGCTGGTGGAGGTATGACACAGAAAGGTGTTAATGAGTATAAAAGAAATAATCCAGGTAGTGATTTAAAAACAGCAGTAACAACTAAGCCATCAAAGCTTAAACCTGGAAGCAAAGCTGCTAATAGAAGAAAATCGTTTTGCGCTAGATCAAAAGGTTGGACTGGTGAAAGAGGTCGAGCTGCTAGACGTAGATGGAACTGTTAAATAAATAAATTATGGGATACGCAAGTAACGCACAAAGAAAAGCCGTATGGGCTTCAAAAAATGAAAAAAAATCTCCGGCTAAAATGGGACCTATAGTCGCTGCTGTAGCTAGTAAAGTAGCTGGTAAAGTAGTAGATAAAGCTATAGATAAATCTCCATTTAAAATGAAACCTAGCCCGTCAGCATTAAAATGCTGGAAAGGATACGAAAGAGTACCTGGCACTAAAGAATTTTCTGATGGAAGTTGTAAAAAGAAGTAGCTATATAATTATATTTGCACTATCATTATTAGTGGGTTGTGGTACTTACAACAACCAACCTAAAATACAAGTAACGCATGTATTAGCTGTTACTGAACAAGGTGATACATTGAGGCTACCTATAAGTGCGATAAAACCTAATGTATATTATAATGTAATATCATATCCTAATAGATACTATGGTAATTGGTACAACAGTTATTACCGACCTAGTTATAATAACAACAGACCTATATACGCTCCAAGTAGTGGTTCAGGTTCTAACAACAGCAACAATAACAATAATAAGCCTAAGCCTAATCCTAGGCCAACACCTGATATTATAGTAAAGCCAAGTGGTGATGTTTTGAAAAAAAGAGGTGGAAATTAAATCTTAGAAATTTTAGAATATTTAGGAGCGCTTCTAATTAGCTTCTCATCTGTCATCCAACCATCATATTTCAACAGCTCACTATCTAAGTCGCTTAACAAATGCCAATTAACTTCTCCTCTTCTTTTTAAGAAAGAAACATATTCTTGTTCTAGATTTTTATCGTGAGCAGATTTTTGCATTGCATAACAAGGTAAATGCCAACTATGAGGATCAGCCGCACTTAATCTTCCTGCCTTATCAGACAATCCAGGCACACTTACTGTTTTAGCAAAGAAATCAAAACCTATAAGATCAATACTTTTATAGGTTTTTACTTTTTGTAGAAACCATAGCAATGTTATAAATCCAGCGCTAGGTCTTAAATCGTTAGACAGCATATCTTTACCGAACATACTCATTATATCTATAATTTCTTCATCTGTATACATCATTGTGTATAGCATACCTTGTGGTAGTCTTTTTTCTATTTCCCAATTTTTAAGCTGCAAATTACCTCTACATCTGTTAACTAGTATTTTAGATTTTTTAAATTTACCTTTTTCAAAACGGTTTTTATTCTTATACCACTCAGGAGCTCTAAATTGACCAGTAACCCATATATCACATTTCTTGCCTATAGATTTTTCTTGTTCAGGTGTTGCAGATATAGCTCTACCAAAGCGAACAATAATATCGTAGGAATCTATAGTCTTACCAAGCTTATGCTTCATAATTTCTACAGAGTTACCTACGAATACTATTCTTTTGTTTTTTACAAACTGTTGTATATCTTCCACCACTCTTCAGATAATTCAGAATCTTTATACTCATCGAACCAAGGTCCACCTTCCGTGTAATGAATAGCTCTCGCGTTTGTTTTAGTTATTTCATCAATACCAACTAGCATGTTATATCTTTTAGGTATTTCACCTATATCATTTTCATTTAAAAATTTAAACTCGTGTAGTTGAGAAGCTGTTGCGTTGTCTAGATATTTTTTAGATAATTTTCTATTTAACCTACTACAGTTAAATAACATCAACGAGCTCCAGTTTTTCTTTGGATAAGACTTGTTGTTAACTCCATTCATTTTATTAGAATTAACTTTGTAGTCATCATGTTTAACTACTGATATTGGTTTATCACCTAAATATCTACTAACTTCTCTAGGATCTACTCTCCATAAGAAATCATTATCACAAAATAAAGCATAGCCTTTGTAGTTCATTAACATTGGCACATAAAATCTAGTAAAAGAAAACTCAGTAGATTCTCCTTCTATATCTTCCCTACCATAAACTCCTATTTCTTTTAATTTAGCTTTATCTAAATAAGTTATATTAGCCTCTGGCCAATATTTTAATATTGAAGCTTTACAAACTTTTGTTGCTTCAGGGTATCTTGAGTCATGCCCTATAAAAATCTTAATACTTCCTGGTTTTTTATTCATGATTTACTTTTTTACCTGATGTTTTTCTTGTTATATCATCGTGATTAAACTCTGCCCAATATAATTCAAATGCAACTCCAGATTCTTTACCTTCAAACTGATGGTATTTACCTGGTTTAACCATTGTAAAATCACCTGCTTTTAATATAGTTTCATCAACAAGACCTTGATCGTCTTGCCATACTCTTATTATCATCTCTCCAGACTCTACAAAAAATCCGTTCCATTTAAATTTATGTTCGTGCTCTGAGCACTTGTATCCTTTATTAAATTCTATTCGGTGAAACTCTAACACACCATTTTTATGTATCATTTCAGTTGCACCCCATACTTTTCCTGCTTTCATTTTTTTTGATTATGTTTAAAGTAAGGCTTTCTCCATTTTTGTGAATTTATTGGGAACCTTCTATTTATTATTACTTGTTTTTTTGGTTTTTCTAATACATCGTGTAGATCAATCCACTCGTGCCTCTTGTTATCAGCTCTGTTTGTTATTTTAAACTTTTCTAAACTTTGATTATCTTTATTAGTAAAATGAACACTACATAATATTCTAGGCCCTATAGTTTCTACTTTGTGAAACTGATATTGAGGTATGTAAAGCATATCACCCTCGTCTAATATAAACTCTTCTAATATTTCTTTAGGCTTGTTAGGTATAAACTCTTTATATATTGTCCATTTAACTTTACCACTTTGGTGAAATAAAAAATTATCGGTAGCATCACCGTGAGCAGGAAAGCTTTTAGATCCAGCTTTAGGTGAAACGTATACGTTAACTTGACCTTTTTTAAAGTACCTTTCAAACTCAAAAACAACATCTAACAATTGTTTACTTTCGTATTCAGCAAATGGTATTACAAATGATTTACCTTTTTTCCAAAAATTATGTATACCTGCTTTGGTAAACATAGGTTGATTTGATTTTTTTCTTTTAACTTTATCAAAACACCATCTTTCGTCTTTATCGTTATAATCAAGAACCTGAAGGTGAGGTACGTTAGGGTATCTATTTATATATTTAGTTAAATGACCCCAGTGAAACAAATCTTTAAATTTATTTCTTCTAATAACTAAATGTTTTTTACCCCAGTACTCTTTAAAAAATAAGTCTACTGATATTGGATCTAGTATTTCTTTTAATGTTATTTGTTTTTTCATATTTTATCCGTCGCAGCTTAAACAGTTAGGGTCTATCGCTTGTTTAGCTATATCACCTCTAAGAACTGATTCAGTTCTCATGTAATATAAAGTTTTAATTCCTTTTTTCCATGCATCTAAATGAACCTTATTTATAAATTTAGGTTCTGCTTCTGATGGAAAAGCTAAGTTCAAACTAACAGATTGATCTATGTATTGTTGTCTTATTCCTGCTTGATTAATTAGTTCTAATTGATTGATTTCTTTGAAAGTTTTGAAGACTTCTTTGAGCGGTATATCGTGATCGCCCAATGTAATCTTCTCTAATGCTTTTACGCCCTGCACCGAGCCCCCGTCCTTTAAGATTTGGTCCCATATTTTTTTATTATTTAAATTGTTTTCTTCTAATACTTTTTCAAGAGTTGGATTTTTACGTATGAAAGTGCCTTTCGCAGACTGGTCTGTAAAAACATTAGCAGCCCAAGGCTCAATTCCAGGACTAATATTCCCAGATAACTTACTATTACTAACAGTAGGAGCGATAGCTCTAAGATGAGTGTTCCTAAATCCTGTGCCAACGCACCATAGTGGTTCGTTAAACGCTTCAGCCAAAGCCATACTAGCTCTTTCCGATTCAATTTTAATTTGACTAAAAATTCTTCTTGTTTCATATTGTGATAATAAACCTTCAAAAGGTAATCCTTTTTGTTGTAAGTAAGTATGCCATCCAACTACACCTAAACCTAGTGCTCTACCTTTTTCAGCAGATCTTACTGAGTTTTCAAACCCTCTTCTGTTTTTTGCTTTTTGTATAAACTCTTCTAATACACCATCTAAAAACCATATACTATCGTATATTAAATTACTGTTTTTCCACTCGTTGTATTTAGCTAGATTTAAACTAGATAAACAACATATGAAACTATGGTTTTCATCTGTATGTAATGTAATTTCACTACATATATTAGTCATATGTACTTTTAAAGCATTATCTTTATAAGCAGAAGGATTATTCTTATTAACGTTACCTTTAAACATTATATAAGGTTCTCCTGTAGCTTTACGCTTCTGTAATAGTTTACCCCATTTACGTCTAGAAACTTTATCTCCATCTCTAAGCTTTCTCATAAACTTATCACCAACTACAGCGCATTGATGTAGGTTTAACGATTGTCTGTTTACATCTCCTTTAGGTTCTCTTATTTCCAACCAGTCTTCAAAGTCAGCGTGTTCAATATTTATATTAACAGAGGCAGCACCTCTTCTAACTGACCCTTGGTTTGTAGCTAGTATTGTAGAGTCATATATCTTGCAAAACGGTACAACACCATCTGATGTGCCATTGCCTGTTATATTAGCGCCTGCAGGTCGAATTTGATTTATACCTATGCCAACACCTCCGCCGTGTTTAGCTAGTAACATCATTTCTAAATTTTTTTGGCCTATATCAATTATGCTATCTGCAACATCAATACCAAAACAACTTATTGGAAAACCTTTATCAGTGCCAGTATTACTAAGCACAGGGCTAGCAAGACAAAGCCAACCTTTCCAGATGTAATCAAAAAAGATGTCCTCCATTTCTTTTTTCTGTAATCTATTCGCAACTGTTCTAGCAACTCTTCTGTACGCTTGTCTTGGTGTTTCATCTTCTAATAAATATCCTCCTTGTATTGTTTTTTTATATATGTCGGACTCTGCCCAACTTGGGTAATCTACCCCTTTTTTCCATCTATTACTCCACATATTATGTTATTAAGTGTTTTACCCATGCAAATAAACCATTAAGGTTTAATGCTACTAAATTCCATTGTTTTCTTGATCCTGTCTGTATCATGACACAAATAAAACCTATTATATATAACCAAGGTTCTAATGTCCATTGTGCAGCCACTAGAAAACCGGCACCCATATATCCAATACGGGTTGCCATCCTTTCTAATACTGTTAATTGTCTTTTTCTTTCGACAAGAAACTTTTTAAATTTATAACTTACCATACGTCTTCAAAATCTTCTCCTTCATTTGCCTTACTATAGTCAGTCGACCTAATCGCGAAAAAATCAGTGTGGGTAT